GACCTTTATCTATAATATTTTCCATAGACTGTATCTTATTGGTATTATAATGAGATGCATAAGTACTATCAATATAGTCTGTAAACTCTTCTATTAGTTTATCTTCACTAAACTTATATATGTTAGTTTGCTCAGGAGTAACTTGTTCTTCTACTACATTAAATCCTAATGCTTCAACTTCTTCTTTTGTGTATTGATTATGGCCATGTCCGACAGCAGAATCCCAACCTATTGACTGTCGTTCTGGTTTTATATCATTTGGTGATATTGGTTTCATATCTCTTCCTATTTCCCATCTATCTGTTGTTCCTTGGTATCTGCCATATACTACACCATCTACTCGTTCATATACTAATCCAACACCTGGTTTAAGTGTTCCCATTATCCAATCTTCTTTTTAATAGCTTCTAACAACTTACTTAAATTTTCTTTTTTATTCAAGTTAGTTCCTGCTACCTCAACTCCTAATATTTCTTCAAGTTCTCTTAACATAACTTTAACAGTTAGAGACTTATCTTCTTCATCTAATTCAGGTTTTTCATATATTTTAAGTTGTACTAATTTACTTATTACACTTCTATACCCTTTTTCAAAGATAGCTGCTAATTCATGTACATCTTTAATTTCTTCTTCAAGATAAAGCCTAGTTAATTCAGCTTCTTGTTCATCATTCCAAGCTTTAATACTCATATTCATTCTCCAATTCTTCAAATTCCAATTCTAATTGATTATTCCATATATACCTTTGTGCTACTGCTTCTGCAGCATCATTTAGTAAAGGTATTAAAGAGCTAACTTCATCTGCTGGAATAGAAAATCCTGTCTTAGTAGGAAACCATTGTCCTGTATCTCCATCCATTGTATAATCTCTTATATGTAGATATAGTTTATCTCTAAATTCGTTAATAGTTACTTTTACCGCATTACCATTTGGTTTGTGGAATGCTGTACCAAAGTCTATATTCATATTGTTACTACTTTTTCGGTACTTATAAAATCTCTTGCCCATTTTGTAACTGGGTATAACTTAAATATCTGTACCAATGCATATCTAGTTTCTGTTGTAGAATTATTTGCCATTCCATGTGCTACTAAATCGGGATCAAAAAATATAGTCTCCCCTTGTTTTAGTTCTTGAACTCTATTTATATTATTTGTATCTTTAAATTTATATACAAAATCATTACTTGCTGTTATTGCTGTAATACTCCTTACCATATAGTCATTTTTATCTTTTACTGCTGTATTATTACCATCAGTATGTAAAGGTATTTCTTGACCAGGAAGTTGTCTATGTATTCTTACTCTGGTAGTTTGTAATTGAAAATGATCTACTAATTTTTTAACTTCGGGTATTTTATTATATAATGCAGTATATTTAAAATCATCGGGATTCTCTAAAGGATTAGATCTATAAAAATCAAATACACTACCTGATTCGCTTTTTACTGATATAGCATCTACATGTCCTGCAAGATCTTGATCAGTATGCTCTACAAATTTTAACTGCCTGACCCAGCTACTATCAAATTCTAATTTTGTTTTAGCTTTTAATAACATAATCTTTTATTTGACCTCCTTCTATAGGTCTATCTAAGAAATCTTTACCAAGTATCCACATGTCAGGATTATTTGTTTTAATTTCTTTTATCCAAGTAGTATAACTTTCTGTAACACCTTTTAATCCATGAAGATAATGAGCATTTACTGTATGAAAAGCATTACTCCACCATATAACACTACCAGGTTCTTTTACAATTTTATTAGTTATAGGTGTACAATCTTTTGAAATATCAACATGAGTCCAAGTATGTTTTAATTTTTTATACCTTTTCCAGTGTTCTTTAATAATATCTTCACCTCCCCACCAAGATATTTCTCTTTGCCATAGGAAATCATCTGTTTCATGTTCTGTGAGAGTTCCGTGTGTTTCATTAAATGAGTATTTTTTTCTAGCCCAGTTTATAAATGAAGGATAATCTTCTCCATTCCATTGAGTTAGCATCATTTTTTTATATGCTAATGCAGGCTTACTATAGTCATAAAAATTAACTTTTGCATCATCTTCAAAATTAAAAGTATTTAGTATAATATGAGGTTTAAAACTAGCTGCTAATGTGTATAGATGCCTAACTGGTTCTTGTATTTTACAATATTTTAAATCTAAATATGTTTCAGTATTCCATAAAAATACACATTGTGGTGCATAGTTTACTATATTATTTACCCATGATAGTTGAGTCTGTAGATCTTGTATACTACTGGTAGGATACACAAACTCTTTTGCATCTCTAACTTTAGGATGAAAGTTATACACAGTTAAGCCATTTTCTAAACTTGTGTTTATAAAATTCCAACCATCTACTAACGGCGTACATACTTTAGTTTCTTCTGTAGGCATTAAAGATAAGGGAGTATAATCATCGTGTATATCTTTAACATGCCTATTAGCTGCTGCTAAATGTTCTGGTTTATCTATTTTATGTTTTGCTTCACCCCACACAGGTTTATCAAATTTTTCATAATATTTTAAGTTAACTAATATACATTGTTTATGTAGTCCATAATACCCATCACCTTCTGCCCAGTTACTATTAGGAGTTTCTTTATCCATAATATGACCGGTAACAAAGAAGTTTTTCTTATCCATCCATTTTTCTATAATTTTAAAAAAAGAACCATCTCGTACTATATGACCTACTGCTTGAACTATACAGTAATCTACATCATGTTCTAAGGCTTTATCTAATACTTCATTTACAGAGTTTCCATAGATTATAGGACCAAAGTACTTAAATCTTGTAAAAAATTCTGTAATCTCTTTACGTTTCTGTTGTATAGTCATATTTCTTGATGCAAACTTAGGATCATCAAATATTGCAACTACATAGTTTTTATTTAGGCCCATTTTTCGCATAACTATGTTCTACCAGCTCTTTAAATTCTTTTGTTATTTTACCATGTACTATTATATGGTATCTATCTTCATTACTATTATTGTATACAGCATGTGTGTTACCTACATCTAATAATAATGCTTTTCCTGGAATAAAAGGTAAAAATCCTTTATGATCTTTCATTTTAAATTTACAACCTTCAGGATTATTTAATGCAATATTTATAGGAGCTAACCTATGTTCATCTGAATCTGTATGTGGAGTAATAAAACCTTGTGGTTCTAAAAGCATAAAACGTACTCTAAAATAAGTATCAAATGGAAAATAATATTTAAAAAATTCATGAGTTATAGGACATCTTGCACAAATCTCTGTCCAATCATAGGGAGTTTCTTCATGACTATTATAACCATATTGTGTAAAATGATTAGTCTTAAAAGGGTCAATACCATGAATGCATAAACTTCTCCATCCTTTATGCCTATAACCTCCATACCCGCCGTCTTCATCTCTATGTTTTACAAAAGTATCTTTTAAAGCAATAGCTTCTTTTAACATATCTTCATGAGGCATATCTATATCAAGATCTAACCACGGTAATCCGCTTTCAGTTGCTATTTCTTTATACTTCATTGTATCCCTGACTCTAATAACATTGCTTCATCAAATGCAAAACTAGTTCCACAACCACAACTAGCTTTAGCTCCTGGATTTTCTACTTTTAATTGCTTGCTTAATCCTGATGTATCTAGATCTATAATACTTCCGTATAGATACTTTAAGCTAATAGAGTCAATAACTGATGGTGGATTCTTTGAAAATTGTATATCATCTTCTTTAGGGTGTGTTTCTACATCAAAAGCATAATTAAAACCAGAACAACCTCCACCGTCTACTGCAAATCTAAAGTATTGTCCTTTTTCTAAAACATCATTAATATATATTTGAGCTTTAGAAGTGATAGTGGGCAATTGCCCACTAACTTCGTCATTAAATATAGGAACATTACCATGAAAATCATCAATAATTTTTCTATCTAAAGTTGTTTTTTCTATTACTTTAGTTGTTTCTGCATTTTGTATTTCTGTTTCGAGTTCCGCAAAAAATTTATCTAAATCGTCCATAATATTCTCCTTATGACATTATCATAATATAAACTACTAAAAAGTCAATATCTAACAATATTGTTTCTTACTTTAATCTCTTCAAGTACTTTAACATAATCTTCTGCTATCTTTTCCCATGTATTTAACATATTCATAGCATCTTTTTTAGAATAAACTTCTTCTTCTTTATTATGAGAATGGTATAGAACTTTAATACCATTTTTTAATGCTTCCATACTTGGTTCATTATAAAAAGTATGAGTACTCATACCTGTCATAGCATCTCCAGGTTTCATTGCAAATATATTTGAATCTGTAATATTTACAGACTTACGTTCTACAGGCACTATAAAACCATTCTCACCATTTACAAAATCATCCGTAGGTCCATCAGCAGATACTAATGGAACACAGCCACAAGCCATTGCTTCTTGTATATGCATACCAAAACCTTCTGCTCTATAGGGATGTACTACAATATCAGATGCTTTAAATAATGCAGCCATTTCTTTATCAGATAGATCTTCATCAACATATACTACATCAGAACATCCTGTTTTATACTGCATTTTTATAATTTCATTAAGTATATTACTTTGTCCATATATTTTAGGATTATCTTTAATTACTAAACATGCTTTATCAAATTTTTTAAAAGCGTCTTTCCAAGCATTTATAAGAATATCAAGACCTTTTCTCCATTGAGAATTACCTACATATACAAAATTAAAATTATCTTTATTTACATATTTACTATCTGAATTATCATCATTAGTATTAAATAAGTCTTTATTATAGCCATTAGCTACTACAAATAAATTTTCAGGTTTAAGTCCTGCATTAGCAAATACTTTAGCAATATAGTTGCTTGGAACAATTAGTGCATCAGCAAAAGTTTCAAATTTATACTGCCATTCAAAAGGTGCTTTGGTATACTCCCATGGTTGTATATATACAACTTTAGTTCTGTCACTTGCAGGCCATTGCCATATTGGAGGATATGAGTGTCTTAATTGTATATCTGGTTCACTTGTCTCAGCTTTTTCAAGTACTTTTAATTGTTTTACTATATCTTTATCTAGTTTATATTCAGGATCATAACTATCTAAAGATGTAATAGATATTTCCCAATCTGGATGAATAGTAGTAAGCTGGATAACTAAATTTCTATTAATAATAGAAAGCGAGTGGTTATCGTAGAATTTTCCTACAAAATCTATAATCATATTAGTATGCCCTATCTAAGTGTTGCTCTATATAGTTTGTTACTGCATTATTATCTACAGCTCTAAGAATAGGCCATTGTGCGGTTCCAAGTCCTGATGACTTAAAATCATGTAGTTCATGGTAGTTATCTAAAGTAACTTGATTCCAAATCTGATAAAAAGGATCATTTTCAACTAAATCTGAGTGTCCTATATTATTAATCTTTTCATATAAATCTTCTTTATTTCTACATAAACTCCAATGAATAGCTACTAAAGGAGACATTAGTCTATTCCCTCCTGCAGCACTTTTATCTGTCCATCGTGCATATGTAAAAGTACTATCTTTAGAAGTAGTCATACCTTGGTTTTCACCAAAAAATGGAGTTCCGTCTTCATTAGCGATTACTAGAGTAGTATCGTCAATAGTTTTATAGGGAGTTGCCCAAGTCATACAAATATCTACTTTATTATAATAGCGTTCTACAAGAGGACAATAATTATAAAAAAAGTCTTTAGCATTAACTAAATATTCATCTGCATCTACACTAAAAATCCAATCATTATTACATTGTGACTTAAGAAAATTTCTTTCATAATTATCATTTTCTATAGCTGTTTTACTTTTTACAAAATCTTCTTCTACAATAGAAATTTTAGAGTCACCATCAATAGCACCTAACTCTTTCCATAATTTATTTTCATCAAAAGAAAAACTATTACCACTCCAAGTAGTTCTATTTTTATCAACTCCTAATATAATCTCATCTACATAGTTATAGTATTTTGAAATACTTTCTGGTAGATAAGCGGCATCATAGCTTATTAAGCTTATTACTGATTTCTTTTTCATTTATGCCTCTGTTTTAGGTGTTGTAACTTTTTTAGGTGTAACAGCTTTTTTCACTGTTGATATAAGTTTCTTTTTTAATCCTATAAGTCTAATACCATTATAATAATGTTTATGATTAGCCATACTATGGGTTATTCTTATAACTTCATATTGTTCTGTAAATTTATCTTGATGCCTTAGTAATGCTTTATTAATTATTTCCATTTTATCTTGATCAGATACTCCTGCGAATATAACTACTGACTCGTGTGATAAATGAGGTAATACTTTTTCAAAAAAAGTATCGTAAGTATCAGGACTACTTGGAAAAATATCCATAAGACATACATTAAATTTAGGAAATTTAGAATAATCTACTTCTGCAAAATCACCCTCTACTAATGTAGTTGCTTCAGGATTTATATCAGGTGTTTCTTTATTATGTCGATTAATATGGTATGATAATTCATTTTTCATATTCTCCCAAATACCCCCAGGTCCGTCAGGTTCATTTGGGCGTATTTCTGTTTGCTCATAACTATAGTTTTCTACACCTACAGCAGTGGCAGTAGGATTTCCCATAGTAGCTGCTAATAATGTAGCACCTCTATAAGATCCTAAGTCAAGATAATTTACATTATCTGCAGCACATAAATTATTAATTAATGCAATTAGTCTAGGAGATGCTGCCCCATATATTTTATTATGAAATTTATCTAATTTAGAATTAGATAAATCTGCTTCTTGAAATGCTGCATTTACCCATGTCTCACTTAACTTACCCATTGTTTCTCCTTTTAAGAATTTTTTTATCTACAATAAAGAACGGTGCATATATTACAAATAGTAATACTAATGATATAAAAGCGGGAATTATTAAAAATACTAATGCCCATAAAATCCATATCCATAATAATATAGCTAATATAGGACCACTATCACCTGATTTTAATTTTTTAGCTTCTTTCTCAATGCCATCGTACATTTCTTGTTTCGTTATATATACTTTATCCACTTTTTATCTCTTTGTCCAGCGTTTTATAAAATTTTGAATTTGCCCATTTCGCCAGTAATGTTTGTAAGTTTCTACTTTCCATATCAGCCTTAGACTGATCCTTTATTC